CTGTACCGATACCTTGTGAAGGATTATAAGACATTTTTCTTCCTTTGTTATATATTAAAAATAATGATAGTTTTCACTATCGCTGGCAGCACTTATCATAATGAGGGTATCCGTTGACATATACCTCAGTATATATCTTAGGGCAACTTCTGACTTTGTACTAAATAAGGTGGGGGTGCGGGTCTTACATTAGGTATAGAGGGAGGACCTAAAGGCCGCAAAGAGAGATTAAAGGCATCACACCCCCTAAACTTTAAAACTTGCTTAAAGCCACACGCCTTTGTACCTCAGCACGGAATGCTGGGTCTTTCTTATATTTTGGATTTGACATTTCAGCCATCATTTCTTGCTTACTTGCAAAACCTCGTGTCGATGTGTTTGACACTTCCCCTTTTACTAGATTAGGACCTTTAGCACTTTGATATTGTGCGTAAAGACCTTTAATTGCAAACTCAGATTGAGCTTCATTTGCTAATGACGCATTAAATGCTTGGATCTCAGACTCAGTTAAATTGTCTTGTGCCCAAGTAACCATCTCATTATATTCTGATTCACCACCAGCTAAACTATACATCTTATTTAATGTTTGTCCTGCTAGTGCTTCTTGACCTGCAATGTATGCATCCACCATATTTTGTGGGATACCTGCATCTTCTAGTTGTTTATAGGTGTCAGGGGAGAGTTGTCCAGTTTCTTGATACTCACTTTCAAGTGCAGTGTAGTCAATACCAGCTTGTGCTGTTACTTCTTCTGCATCTGCTTTAGTAGTATCTTCTTCTTGTGGGGCTTCAGCTTCAGTTTCTGTTGCTGTCTCTTCCGCAGGTTGACCTAGTTTTGTTTGTAAGTGTTCGTAAGCTTTCTCCAGTTCTTCAACTGTTTTATACTTACCTGCAAGCATACGTTCTTGATCGGTCTGCATCGATTCAGTTACTTCTGTCTCGTGCTGCTCAACCTTATCGATCATTGCCTGATCGTGCTCACTTAGATTTGCTTGTGGATTTTCCTGCTGATTTTGCTCCATTCTCCGCCTCCATTTTTTTAGCTTCAGCCACAATAGCAGCTACACGAGCTGCCTGGGCTTTCATCATAATCTCTTGAGGTGTTGCTTCAACTGCCTCATCCTTTTTATAATCTGACATTTACCCTCCTGTCATTTGTTCACTTGCTACTTGACCTGCCATAGCTCCGCCTTGAGAAGCTGCAGCATCCATACCCATTTGACCAGCTTGCTGCAACATTGCTTGAGCTTGTTCTTGTTGGATCTGTTCTTGTGTCTTAATAAGACCTTCTGTTTCAATACCTAATGATGTACCGATCTGTTCAATAACAGCATCCACATTAGTATACTGAGCAAATATCTCAGGACCAAGAAGTTGTTGTAGTGTTTGTGAAAATTGTACTAATTTATTATAATCGTGTCCACGACCTAGTGCTTCAACACCAGTAACAATAACTGGTTCAACTAGACCTTCTGGGAACTTAACCTTATTAGAATGCATTAATAACTTAATTAACGGTAATTGCAATTCTTGTGTTAGAATGCTATAGATACCTCCAAGAGCATCTTCAAGCTCTCCTGCCATAAGTCGTACTTCTTCAGCAGTGACACGCTCAGCATCACGTCTTGCAGATTCATTGAGTAGGAAAGCACTCGCTAATCTCCTTTGAATGTCATTCATTGTTTGGTATGCAATGTTTAAGTCGTGTGACTTATCCATCTGCAAAGTAGAAACATCAGTCGCTCTACCTTTAACAATTGATCCTGACTGTGCCTTAGCAACCGTAGATATATTTGTACTACCTACAGGATCAACAAAGAATAAGACCTTAGATGCTGCTGCGGATGCTTCCACAATACTCATAGATAATGCTTCGAGTGAACGAAGGTCACCTAAGTATTGCTCAACAAGTCCACGTCCATAATTCTCATTATGAATTGCAGTCCATCTTAAAGGAATGTATGGTAAATTTTTCTCTGTATATGTACCACGTGTTCCTGGAATTTCTTGCTCTAGTGCCTCTTGATAAACATCGAAAGACTTTCCATTCCACTTAACACTGGTGTACAAGTCGATGGGTTTAGTTTGATCACCTTCCTTGTCCATTCCTTCTGGTAAATCATCCCTACGTATCGACTCTTTAGTTAGGATTTCTTTTAACTTACCTTCAGGATTACGCTGTACAACGTATGAATTCAGATTAAAAACTCTAGTTCCATCATCTTTGTCTCGGTAAACTAGGGCATTACCTGTAGCAACTAATAATTTTAGTGCTTCAAAGATAGGCACACGTAGAGCTTCACGTTCGATCTGTGCAGATAGTGCACGCTCCAAATCCGCTAAACGTTCTTGTACTTGACCTGCCTGACCTTGTTGCTGCAATTCCATCATTGCAATCTTGTCAGGTACAAATCTAAAGAATGGAGCATTCGGTGGTAGTAGAGAGAGCAACAACTTACTTGCTAAGTTATTAACTGCACGAGCACCTAAGGATTGATAAGGTGTATCTAACCTTGATTCCTCAGTGTGTGACTCATTGTCTACTAATAGTGAAGGAATAGTTAGCTCAGTACAATGTTTAGCTCTATCTAGTACAGTACTTCTTTCACCATCTAATTTTGTCCAACGGTTCTTTAAGCTAACTTCATTCTCATCCATAACTAACTACCTGTTTGTACTGCTTTTTTAACTGCTGTTCTTGTTAGAGGAATTTGTAAACGTTTCTTGCCCAATGCTTTCTTACGTACATCTTCTCTGTTTGTTTCATCTGTGCCACCAGGTTTGAACTCTGCCTCTTCAACTGGTGCAGATGGTGCTGGTGGAGGTGTAGGTGCAGGTGTTTTAGAACTAAATAGTCCGCCCATACTTATTCTCCTTGTGCTAATTCTTGTAAACGTCTAATTAAATCAATGACTCCGTGTAGACGGCCCTGTTGGTAAGGACTCATTTCCTTTGTAATTATCTTATCGGGAAATTCATCTTCCAACGCTTTCAACAAGTCTAATGTCTTGCTTGGTAATTTATCCATAATAGTTCCTGGAGGGTCTCTGGTTCGAGTTCATCAGAGATTATCACTATAATAATCCCACCAGGGTGGAGTCCTATAGTGTAACCTCTATATATTACTTTCGGAAAGGGTTTAGTTTATCAATCCAATCCCACACTTTACTGTAGTCTTTGGAGTGTAAACGCCACTTAGCTTTCCAGGCTTTATAACCTACCATCCCCACTCTCCTTTCATACCAGCAGCTGAGTAATCAGTTACTGTACCTTCGAAAAAATTCTTAAAACTATCTCCAGCAATAATCCATTCTACCCAAGGTAGGGGATTATCTTTAACACCATAGTTAGGTTTAAGTCCTAGTTGTATAAGTCTACGATCTGCTAGATGCCTGATATAATCTTTGACTTCGCCTTTTTCAAGACCCTCGATGCTTCCCATTTTATAAGCAAGATCGATAACTTTGTCCTCCAAGGCAACCGCAGTTCTGACCATTTCGTAAATTTCTTTTTTAAATTCATCTGTTACTACCCTCGGATGTTCATTGCAAAACTGTCTAAACAAACGTGACATCCCTTCAACGTGCATAGACTCATCTCTAATAGACCACTCAACTACCTCACACATACCCTTCATCTTACCGAAACGTTGGTAGTTTAGCAGCATAGCGAATGCTGAGAACAATGACATACCTTCGTTAACACAAGTCTGAGCTAATGCTTTAGCTAGTCCGTGCAACGTAGATGTATCGTTGTCCTTCATAAACTCAATCTTATCTTTCATTTGTTTGTAATCTAAGAAAGCTGAGTATTCACTATCTTCAAAACCTAAGGTGTCATTTAGTAATGCATAGGCACGTTGATGTGTACCCTCACGATTAGCAAACGACATAATCATATTCCTAATCTCGTGATTACGAAACTTAGGTATATATAAATCACAATAGTTTTGTGCTACCTGTACATCTGATTGTGTAAACAGACGAAGGATCTGAGTAATGTGGTTCTTCTCTTCTTCAGTGATAGTACCACGTTTCCACTGATCTACATCTTCCTGTAGTTTAACTTCCCATATACCCCAATGGATCTTCTCGTGCTCTTCAGCAATTTCCATTGCCCACTGATGATTAAATGGTTTATATGTTTGTGCCTCATCTAGTACTCCTACCTCAAGCATCATATTCTCCATTCAATTGATCAGCCATATTTAATATGTTAGTTAAACAATCTACACAAAAAGTAACAGGAAGGATACCAAAGTAACCTTGTATCCCTCCCTCCTCTTCATCATACTTCCATCCACAAATTGTGCATTCTTCTGGTGGTTCTAACCCTGACAACTTAGACATTCTGTGTCCTCCTTAAATGATTCGAGTTTAATACGCTCTACCTTTTTACCAATCTGCTCTGCAGTAGCACCAGTATTAGTACGTAAATAGTAAAGACCTTTTAGTTTCTTACCCCACGCTGCGAGATGTACTTTGTTCACGGAAGCCTTCTCGCTACCCGCAGGGAAGAACAAGTTTACGCTTTGACCTTGACATATGTATGGTTGTCTAGTCGCTGCGTGTTCCACTACCCACATTTGGTCTAACTCGAATGCAGTTTTAAATACATCCTTTTCCCAATCTGTAAGATAATCTAAATGTTGTACAGAGCCTTCGTGGTGAATAATACTCGACCACTGTTCCTCTAACCAATCTTTTTCAAAGCCTAGTCGTAGTCTGTGTTCGTTCAACACTCTAGCTAGGTGTCTATTCTTAACTAAATGAGACCCAACGCGTGTCCTATGAGTATAAGCATTAGACTTAATGGGCTCAATAGAAGCAGAAGTACCGCAGATGATACTACTATTAGCATTAGGAGCGATAGCAAGAAGATGACTATTACGTTTTCCGCTTCCTTTACCATCAGGATATTCTCCACGTTCTGCAGCTAAAGCTTGTGTTGCCATCTCTGCTTGATCTTTAATTAACCTAAACATCTTTAAATTCTGTCCAGTAGCCTGTGCAGATTCCCAAGGAATATTCTTAGATTGTAAGTATGAATGGAAACCCATTGCACCTAGACCTAAGGAACGTTCCTGGAATGCTGAGTGAGTAGCTGCTGCTAATTCTTGAGGTGCGTGTTCAATGAATTGTGTAAGTACATTATCTAGCATCGTAATTAAATCTGATATTAGTGATGTATCTTTCCACTCATCAAACAACTCTAGGTTAACAGAAGACAAACAACATACAGCAGTACGTCCTTTCTCTGTAGGTAAGTGAATCTCATTACATAAATTACTACCGTGAATCTTAAGTCCCTTATCTTTTAAAGGTTGTGGTAGTTTACGATTGGCCTCATCGATAAAGTTTAGATATGGTTCACCAGTTCTAAATCTTACTTCGAGGAGTCTTTGCCAAAGGTCTCTTGCACGTACTGTATCACGGACTTCACCGTTACTTGGATCAGTAAGACTCCAAGGACTATCATTGATAACACAATCCATAAAGGAATCAGTAATATTGACAGCATTATTAATGTTAAAACACTTGCGATTAGTATCCCCTCCAGTAGGGACTCTAAGGTTGATGAATTCAATAATGTCTGGATGTGAGATGTCAGTATACGCAGCATAACTTCCTTTTCTAGTTTGTCCTTGTTTATAAGCGGTCATCGCTGAGTCGCTTACTTTAATAAATGGAATTGGGCCTGGAGCTTTGTCCGATACGGGTCGAACATCACCCCAGTGTCCTCCTACTCCCCCTCCTTTAACACTTAACCAAGCCAACTCTGACTGATGTTTAATAAGACCATCGAGATCGTCAGCAACATAACTAAGAAAACAACTAATAGGAAGTCCTCTTGGCTTTTCACCTGGGGCAGGAGCGTTACTAAGGATAGGGCTACTAAACATAAACCAGCCACTGCTAACAGCATCATATAAACGTTGAGCAAGTTTCTTATCTCCTCCGCTATAAGCTAAGCAAGCTCTAGCGTATGCTTCTTGTGGTGATTTTTCTTTACCACGTAAATAATAATTAGTCACCAAGTCTCTTGCTTGGTCAGACATCTTCTTGTCTTTCTTGCGATCAATTACGATCCCTAAGTAATCACTCCTCATCTGGCTTAATCCTTATATCTATCATTTCAACTTCGCCTTCCATATAACTTTTATATGTCAAACGTCCCTCATTGTGTAGTTGTATGGCATCAATGATACCTCTCTCATATCTATGGTTACTATAAAGGTAGGATGCAAACCCACCTCCGATAGCCACAAATAGCATTAATAGATATACGGTTTCTA